ACGGGATAATCACAGAGGAAGAATACAAGCGCATATTCACCGAAGATGAATAGTCTACTTCTTATCTTTGGATTTTAGCGGATGCCCTTCTGGTAAAAGATCAGTGTCAAACTTTCCGCTTTTATATTTCCCTGTCCTTACGGCTTGCAAGAATACATTGACGCGAGCGTATGCCCATTGATCCGCAGAATTAACGCTAGGACGCACAGAAGCGGGGTTTGTGTTGTAAGCCCCCACGCCTCGACGGAAAACCGCCTCCAGCATCCTCTGCGTGACCCTCTTGCCCTTCTTATCGCCATGTTCTTCGTTATGGTCTTTGACCTTTTCGGCTAAACCTTTTTTAACTGCCTCTGAGATTTTAATCGGCGCTTTTTCCTCAATTTGCAAATCTTCCATATATGCAGCCAACTCTTGAGCCTTATCACGTTCTTTATCTAACTCCTTGACCTTGCGAGCCGCCCAACTCTGGCCCTCATCACCGCCCCAGAGAAGCCATGCGACTAAGCCCGCGCTAGGCCATCCAGCCTCGCCCCTACGGAAGCCTTCCGCTCGCTTGTCTACCTCATGTCTGGAAAAGTAGCTGTGCATTCTACGGACGGTTCTGGGGCTTAAACGCTCTTTTGATTTAAGCTGATTGGCCCGCGAAACACCAACTTGAGTTCCACCGCGCCCGTATTCTTTGCGAAGATTTAAACCGCGCTCCGCGTTCTTTGCCATAGCGTCAGTGGGGGTTGTGTTTACATCGCTCTCAGCTTTTCCCTCATCATCATCTTCTTTTCTGCGGTGACGCATATCTTCGGGGCTGGCATATCGGTCAAGATCCTTGGCTAATCGGTCATATTCTGCGTGAGTGTCGCAAGGCATAAAGACCGCTTCACCGTCAACTGTGTGCTGGTGAGTGCCAACGCATCCAATCTCAGAAGCCCGCGCTGATGCCTCCGCTCTGGTTGTGAAAGTGTCTTTGGCTACTTCACTCTTTTTTTTTATTTCGGTTTCGCCGTAGGCTTCTTTCCCAGCATCTTCTGGATCTTGTCCTTCATCTTCTGCGACTTCTGGTCCACCCAATGGGAATAGATTTGCAGCGATAAAGACTTCATCTCCCCCGCTGATGGGTTCAAGGCCCAATCTATCACGCGCCTCATTGCGAGAGATAATCCCATCCCTAACTGCCGCAGTAACATTTTCATAAACCCTGCGCCTCCGCTCTGTCATGGCTGGGATGGCGTCAATGTCATATGAAATTTTAATATCATCGCCAAACGCTGGGGCCAGCCATTCGTTTAAATCGCTTTCGATCCTACGCGCCAAAGGAATAATCGTTTCCTCGTATAGCGCCAGCCTTGCCTCTTGGACATTCGCATAGGTTTGCGCGTCTGGTATTCCGATCAACTGAGAGGGAACACCAAAACAAAGCGCAATATCTTTTGCAGTCATATTTGCTTGGCTCAAGAAATCCATGTCCTTTGGAGACATCCCCATTTCTTTCCAATCAAAATCACCCTCAAGCAACATCGGACGCCCTGCATTGTTGACGCCCTTGAACCTATTGGCGAGATCGCTTTGCAACTGCTCACGCTGTCCATCTGATAACATTAAGCGATTGCCAGCGACATCTGCGGGTTTAAAAACAATAGCGCCAGATGGCCGCGCTCCATTAGCCAGAAGCGCAATGTTATGCTTGGAAACCATGTTGTTCTGATCAATAGACAAAGCCGCTGCGGCTAATGGAGAAAGCCCAAGATAATCATCAAGAGGGTTCCAAAGCTTGAAGTGCTTAACCTCTGCCCCTCCCGTTACTGGGTCAGCGGGATAGGTTCTTACGACCTCAGAGCCAAGCTTGTATTTGTAAGCCTTTGGAATTGCGGTTGAGCTTGGTTCAATTTCAATTCGATCTGGCCGCAAAATATGCAATTCACGCGGAACGCCATTTATGTCTGATTGTAAAGCATAAGAGTTCCCAGACAGAAGCAAGTAGGAATAGAGGCTTTGGAAGTATTCAATACCAGCTTGAAGCGGGTTTGGCCGTTCCAAGAGAGAAATCAGCGGATGGCTTTCGAGCTTTATATCTCCCTGATAAACGCAAAAAGGGATCGAAGCTGCGCCGTTAGCGATTTCATTCACGCAACGATAAACAATAGCGTTTTCCTTGTAACCTTCTTGTGCAAAAGTTTTGAAATTATCTTTTTTTGTTCCGCTATATGACGGACCGCTGATATGAACCTGTGGCGCTTCTTTGCGCTCGAAAGACTGCCCGCGCCCCAAAATGGCCGCTATATTGTCCAAAATACCCATCAGCTAATTCTCCAAACAGCTTGCCCTGTTGATATGCTCAACTCAGTTAAAGCCCAAACCAAAGCATCCAAACGATCAGGAGACTTTTTTGATAATGGGGTATAACTGGTCATTTGATCCTCAAGTTCCCTAAACTCTCCGCAATGGGAAACTTTCCCTTGCTCATACAAAGCCGCTATTGGCTCCGCTCTCAATATCTTACCCCTCGACGCCCTGACGGGTGTATAGGGAACGCTTCTGTCTATAGTTCTTATCACTTTTTCAACCAAATCGCCACCGTTGTTTACTTCTGCAACAATTCTGTCGGCGTTCCAATGGTGATATGCTTCCACAACAGCCCGCGCCCAAGTGTCTGGTGATGCTCTCAAGCTCAAGTCGTCTAAAATAAAAAATCTATCTCCTAATTTGCCCGCAACAATTATCCCAGTTTCGTCGCTGTTTTTCTGAGCGGTTACGGCTGGATCAATCGCAACAACAATTCTTTCAAGCTGGGGAACTTGATCTGTGCTTTGTGCCAACTTTATCATTGGATCTTTCCACAAAGCCCCCTCAACATCTTTCATATAATCACCAAGCCAAACATGATTATATTTAGAAATATTTTGGGCTTTCGCCCGATCTGCCATCTCCTTCACGTTATCGCTGCAAAATGGATTTTCCAGATAATTTACATGAACCAGAACCGCTTGATGGTTATTTTCAAAAAATTCCTCAACTGGGTCAGTTTTCTTGTACGGGTTCCAGCTAAACCAAATTTCGGAACCCTCTTTTCTAATCGTCGGATCTAAAAGCTCAATGGATCGGCTCGACAGAGATTGCGCCTCCTCGCACCAAGCAATATCGAAACCTTCCATAGATTTCACGCTGTCCGCTGTGTGATCTTGCATTCCTTGAAAGATAATAATCCCCTCACCCATCAATGATCTAATTCTTGTTTGCTGAACCTCGAAGTAATGACCAAGGCCCATCGCAATTATTTTATCGGCCAAAAGTTGCTTTGAAGAAAACTCAAGGGATCTCTGAACTTCCCTAATGCAGATTGCCTTTGTGTTGGGATCTTCGATCATCCGTTTTAACAAAATTTCGGCAAAGAAATGAGATTTGCCAGAGGCCCGCCCACCCTTTGCCGCTCTGTATCTTGGGCTTCCCCTTGTGCCAGCGAACAATGGCCGTGACCAAGCTGGGAGCGCAAAAGAGATTTTTCCCTTCTTAATCGCTTGATGGCGGCTCAACGAAATAACTTTCAACTGTTGTTATTACTGGACCACCATTTGGCCCTGTGATCTCTGTGTTGAGCTTGTCACGCTGCCCAAGATATTGCTTTCCCAGCCAAACCAGCATAGTGGCGTTTCCGTTCTCTGCGGCATCCCATTGCATTCTACGAAGGGATTTGCACCCATCCGCATTTTCCTTTTTATAGAGGGCTTCAAAATTTTCTATATCACGCTCTTTCAGTCTGCGGTTGAGAGTTGTGTCCGACATGCCAAGAACAGAGCAGATTTCGTCCTGTGTGCATTGTATTTTAATCATGCTGACAAGCTTCTTAAAATCTTGATCTGAAAGATCTTTTGATGGCCCTTTAGGCCCACGCTTTTTCTTTTCCTGATCTTGGTTTTCTTGCTCTGACATTTTGATCACCGAAAATTGTAACTAATCTATTTATAGCACAAATTCTGAATGATGGAAGGCGAAGAAAAAGGCTTCCCTATCGCAGTTCGTATCCTAGCCAAGGGAAGCTAGTTTGTGAGGCTCAGGCGAATAAGCACCCACTCCCTACCTTAACAAAGTATTTTTATTTTCCAAACCCAAATTGCTTCATGATGCTATCAGCCGCTTTTCTTCTGGCCTCCCTATCCTCATCAGATATTTCTGGCCTATCCTCAGAGGCGCTGTAAGGCTCTCTTATGGGGGGCAATCGTTTTATGCGCTCTCCTCTGGCTTTTATGATCATCGCCTTTATATGGCCCTCATGCGGCCTCCTGTTGGGCGTTTCTGAAAGATGTCTTTTGCAAGCGGCGTCGATCTCATCCATTTCATAATCTTCTAAAGCTTCGACCCAACCAGTATAAATTTCCTTGCGAATAACTGGGTCAAGATTTGCTTCATAGAAACGGGCCAACATTGATTTGCATTTGATTACGATAAGCGCCCTATGCTTTCTGCGCTCATCATTCGACATAACCGTGGTTTTTAAAGCTGGCAGCATTTAGAAGTTCCCCGCAATATCATTAACCATTCCCCGAAACTCTGCATCAACTTGCTTAGAGTGATGTTCAACCTCATCGCTCCACCGCTCATCTTTCAGCCATTTATTTGGGTGAGGAATATATTTCTTGTCTTTGCCCTCTACGCTTTGAGCGTATTCCTTGGCCCCGTCCATGATCTCTTGGAGCTTATGCTTTTGACAAGCTTTTGAAAACTGTTCTTTTGCTACAGATTTCTTGACTTTCCTTGGGTAAACTTTCCAAAAAGCTTCGAAGGCAATAGCCACAGAATACACTGGTTCTATTCCAAGGTTATTTATTACAAGGTTATGGTTGTCCAATTTTTTGACATCCCCATGTAAAGATTTTTGACATGGGTTGTCCAAATTTTTGACATGGGTAGGGGGCGCTGAACGATCAGTCAGTAACAACTCATAGGCATTCGCGGTCTTTGAGTTATTATCACGAACCCTTGAGGATTTTCTGATCAGACCCGCATCTTCCAGAGATTTAATATTGTTGATTATTGATTGCCGAGACATTTCGCATAGATCCGCGAGCCTCTTGTGGCTGGGAAAGCAATCACCAGTTTCGCCGTTGTGATGGTCTGCCAACCAATAAAGAACGATCTTGGCAGATGGCTTTAAGCCTTTTTGCTCCATTGCGAGCGCTGTCATCTTATGGGACATTTTATCCTCCATTGATTTAAGAAGGAATATGCCCTACCTTGCACGGGTAGGGTGCGACACATCCTTCCTCCATTTTTACTTGGCGCTGGTTTTTTAATCAGCGCCTTTTTTCTTTTATTTCAAAAAAGCACCAATGTCAACTTGAGCAAATGTGGAAAAATGATCTTCAATTTTCCAATACTCTATATGTAGTAGGTTTGGTTATAGATCTACATAGATCCATTTGGCCTATACTGTATATAGAGAGATCTATTTAGCTTCCATTATATCCAAGAGATGCCATAGCTTCTCATGAGTTCTTATGTAGACACATAACCTTATTCAAAAATGAATTACAAAAATAAAATTAAAAAGGGGCTTGTATTAAAAAAAACAGCAATTAAATTGGTGATAATAAAAATGGAGAAAAAAATGTCACACCCTACCCCTGTCGCTATCAAAGCGGCCATCGCGGCTACTATCCTAGAAAACACCCTCGACCTTATGAAAAGGGTTGACGATGGAAAGATGAGCCACACCGAATATCTTGAAAATTCTTTTCCTGTTTTTGCTGGAAGAATTTTAGACGCAGCCATTGATAAGGCTTGCAAGCAGCATGACGCTGACGTTGCCGCCGATATAACGCCAATGATGACGGTGCAATCATGAAAATTCACGCATCAGAATTGGGATATTTGTCCAAGCAACTGTCTGAATACAAAGACGATTTAGAGACATTTTGGGATACGCTAGATGGCGAAACGAATGTCATGGATATGGTTGGATCTGCTCTAGAGGATCTTGTCACCGCAGAAGGTGACGAGGCAAAACTCGATCACATGATACTGAAATACACACAGCGCCGTGATGCTGTTAGATCGAGGAAAGAAGCAATTAAGCGAGCTTTAAAAATTATATTGCTTGCAACCCAACAAAAAAAAATTCCTCACGCTCTTGCCACAATATCGCTGCGGGATGGCGTTGAAAGCGTTTTGATTGCAGATCAAACAAAGATCCCAACTCAACTCTGCAAAACAACTGTAACCCCTGACAAAGCAGCAATTAAAAAATTACTGCAAGCGGGTGAAGTTATCGACGGGGCCATTCTGAACATGGGGTCGCAATCTATTAGCATAAGGATGAAATAATGAGCGAAGCAATCAAATCTTTAATCAAGGCACAAGATGAAATGGGAACGCCACACAAGGACAGTGTGAACCCTCATTTCAAAAATAAGTATGCGAGCCTTCAATCTGTTTTCAAGGC